CGGGCACCATATTTGATGAGGAAGATGTCATCCGCCTGCTGCAGGTCGCAATTGAAAAAGATGGCAGTCAATCTGCTTGGGCGCGGCGATGTAGAATTGAGCGCCCTAGCGTCAACGCCATGCTATCCGGCAGAATACCTGTAAGTAGGACCGTTGCAGACGCTCTTGGGCTGCGACGAGTGTACACCGTAAAATGACAGCGCGATTTTCTGGTTGAGCCGCACAACGACCAGCAGCTTGCCTATGTGCACTTCGGCAATCCGCGCGCAGCAGCCAAGCCACTCACCCGCGATGAGGCGCAGCGGATTGCGGCGAATATCGCCAAGCTGCCGGAGCTATTGCGGAAGTAGCGAAGCGCTAGTCAAAGAAGCGAAAGGCTTGGGGCGTTGATATGCGGCCGTTCATTCCAATTCGATGAGATCCAAACTGTCCCGCAGCACCCTCACCATATCTTGCGATCTCAAATAAAGTTCGCGCACTGTAGTCTCATAGTGCGCTCTCACATCCGCAGGGCAATAAACTCCGCCTTCGAGTCGACTAAGCAGCACCTCAACATGCGCCAGCGCATCCTTGGGTACAGCCTTGAGCGGCGGCTGCTTGGGCCACCGATGCAGAATAGTCGCGCCCTCGCGGTCCCTGAATTCTCGAACTTCGTTGAGCAGCGAAATCTTCGGCTCTGGCTCGGCAATATCGTGAGGCCAATATTTTTTGTCCTGCATTGCGCTAGCGCCAGAAATCCCAATCGCGCTTGGAGCGGTGAAAGCTGGGAGTTTGGCTGTGCCTTTCCATGAAGCCGCCGACGAAATAAATCTCGTCGAATTCTTCCTCGAAGTCGCGCTTGGCCTGCCACCATCGATCGAGCGCCATTTGCGCTTTGACGCGCGGGTCGTCCAGCTCGGCGTATTCCTGCTGCAGACGTTTCGCGTAATTCTTGCGGGCTTGGTCGGGGTCGTCGGTCATGGTTTGCCCTTGGCCTTCGATTGGTCAGCCTGCTCTGTGAGTTTGGCGTGCAGCGCCTCGAGCCGCTCCGCCGACTTCAGCAGCGCCTGCTCTTTAGCTTTTTGCTCAATCAACTCACGCCGGTCTTTCAGATCTTGTGCGTCCATCAATCTGTCGGCTTGGGCAACGCCGGGAGGCGGTCCGAGCGGCGCTGAGTGCGCCCAGCCGGTGCCGCCGCCAGGAACACCGCCGCGACGCTCCGGCATCCGTTGGCGAAGACGGCGCCATTGGACTCGGACCTGTCGGCGCCCTGGCGGAGTTAACGACCCCTCTCACGTCACGATCAGAAAGGACGTTCCAGTCGCGGATGACGGAGGGCGGGGTAGCGCAGTTCATGCGGCGCTCTCGCATTTGATGCATTTGGTCCATCCATTCGCGATTTTCCCGCTCCATCTCCTCCCAACTCTTCTGGGGCTTGGGTTGAGCCGCTTTGAGCGCCTCGACCTCGCTCTCTAGCTGAGCGATCTCATCCGCCCGCTTGTCTGCTTTGGTCATCGGCCGGCGTCCTTATCTGGAAGCGTACCGGGCTGGATTTTGTGACCGGCATCGTGAATGTTTGTAAACGTCCGTGTCGGCCCTTCGCCTTTCTGAATCACATGGTCGGCACTCGGATCGCCGGAGTTGCGCAATCTTGAAGTGACGCGTGACGCGGCATCAGGTCCGGCCGGATGCGACTTGTCGTATTTAGTCTCAACCATGATCGTTCTCCTTTACTTCTTTGCTGGCCAACCAGGAAACAGTTCGCCACTCGGTCGTGGATTGCCGGGTGCTGGTTGCCCGTGCAAACCTTGGGACCCGGACTGGCCGTAAAGTGTCCTGCCGGTGCCACAACCGCCGCCACCGACATCGAGGGCTTTTGCATTTCCGAATGGCGCGAACCGAGCGTTGCGCTCGGGGTTATGGAGTCTCTCGCCGGTGTATCCGGTCGTTCCTTTGACGTGGGTCGCTTTGTTGCCCCACGCATTTCCAATTTGGGCAACGCCGGCTGGCCGCGCTGACTTCGAGCCTTGGCCAGTTCTGATGCGAGGCTCGACATTTTTGTTCATGCCGATTCCGCCGCCACTTCCGGTTCCACTACGTCTCATTGCTAGTCTCCGTGTTTGTTCGGTTGCACTGCTTGCGGGACTTGCCCGTCCCGGTCTGTTATTTGTTTGTTTGATCTCGACCGCTGCCCCACGCGCGTGCATTCGCTGCAACCCAGGCCTCACGCCACCGATTGGGCTGCGGCCGCAGCTGCGGTGCCAAGCTTGGCCACATCGCCGAGGCGACAGAGTCGGGTGTGCGTCGCCGCTCCACTTCGTTCGGCGTGCCGGCGGGGAGATGCGACCAGATGCTCGCCGCCGCCGATCTGGGAATTTGCTGCGCCATTAGTCGCTCCGACTTTTTGTTTGATCCTGGCGAGAAGGAGACGACCCAGCCCGCTCAGACATCGGGCCACCGTAGGGTTGCTGGACCAAACTGCCACCTGATGGAGCGTTGGCTGGGTCGTCAGTCACGACCGGCGGAGATACAGGTGAGACGCCAGTCGGGGACTCAGGTTCGGGCATGGCGTCGATGCGATAGCCAAGCGGCGGTTCGTCAGGAACCGGATCGCTGCGCCAGGGACTATTTTCAGGAAGCGGCGGACAGGGATTCGGAGTCGTGCCAACGACTGTCGCGGCGCCCTCGGAAGAAAAGCGTCCGCCCATCTCCGGTGAATAGTGATCGATGTAGGAGCTGGTGTCGCCGTTGCGAGATTGATTGCGGACGCGCTCGTCATTGCGCAGGACGCGGCGGCGTTCGGCTTGGGACTCGGGATCGTCGGTGGTCATCACAGCACCTCACAGCAAGCGCAGCAGCAGGCCCCTGCGGTGTGGTGCGGCAGATGAAGCTGGATCGATGATAGGCGGTGGCCAGTGTCAATCGGTCCAGCACAGTCCAGCGATCAGATTCTAGCAAAGACCGCAGGTGACGTCTTGGAAAAGTGCATAAAAATTTTCGTGATGGCGGATTTAGGAAATCCCGAATGGCCCAAATGCACAACTGTTTGGCGCGAACTGGCAAGACAGAACCCACTACAGTTTTCCTATCCTGTGCGGAGATGCACATACGGAGCTTGGCTAAGTTCAAGTGTAGGTACTGCGACGCCCCCGTAGAGGCGGACGCAGGAGTCTGTCATTGCTGTGGGGTGGCGTATCCGACGTCGCAGCTCCGCGCGGTCCTGTTGAACCCGTTTGCAATTGCGTTTTGCATCGTCGCGGTACTGTTCTTCATCACATTCTGGTTTTGGCAGGACTTTTAGGAATCTGGCCAATGCCGAGTAAGCGCTGGATGGCCACGATCAAATACCGCGACGGGACTAAATCCCTCTTCATCGAGTTCGAGAAGATTACGGACTTGCACGACAGCGTCGAGAGGGACCCGAATCGGAATTCGATCGAGCATATCATCGTCACGCTCAACCGCCCGTTCACCAATCACCGCTCGTTCACCAATCCTGGAAAATCATAAAAATTTTGCGCGGGACGGCCATTCGGCGGGACAGCCGAATTCAGAGCAATCCCAGCTGGGCGAGCAGGGTCGTTGTGTAGCCCCAAAGGAGAAAAGCGACCAGGGCGAGCACGATGATCTTCCCAATCATGCTGCCGATGCGCTCCTCGGCCGATTGTTCTTGCTGCTGTTCTTGCTGCTCAGTGCTCATGGTCGAACTATGCAACAAGTCAGCCCAAGCTGTCATGCTGGACGCTTTAGGAATCTGCAAAAATTTTGCGCGGGGATATAGTCCAAGTCGGCGGTCACGAGTTTTGGGGGCCACCCCGTCGATGCCAGCCCAGGCTCAAAGGACTCTCGGCCTTCCTGGCTCTTTCAGTTCCCGCTCGAATTCCGCAATCGGGCTGTAATCCGACACGACGTTGCCAGTCCCCATGCGGTCATCATACTGCCGTGGAAACACAGGGCGAGCGAAACTGAGTGCCAATGCGTCGGCAATATCCGGCGACGCTAATCCGCGCCGCTTCATGTCGGATTTCTTCTCGAGCTGCAGTTCGCCCCGCAGGTTGTAGTCGTACTCGGGACCGATCAGCTGGTCCCGCAGTTCACTGTTGTTTGGAATCGCAAGATACTTAAGAGCATCCTTGAGATTCCCCCACATCTCAGAACGCCGCTGCGCATACTTGACCTGGTTGGTGGCGTTCAGCGCCTTTGAGCCGAATTGAATATCTTCAACGGGAAGGTTGTGGCGGTTAGCCAAATGATCGACCCCGGCGCCGCCGGCACCAGAACCGTCGATGAAGATAACATCAACAGTGTGCTCGGTGCAAAACTGCAGAATCCTATCCTCGAGCCGATCGGTGCCGGTCTTGCGGATTATGATCGGCGGTATCGACCGTGCATCCATGCCGCACCGGGGATAGATCACAGAAGCGTCATCACCGAACCGTGCCACGTCGACACCGACCACCAAAGGATCATTGGGCAATGATTGCGGTTCTCGCGTCATGGCCTGTTCAACCAAATCCGTGTCGATGAATTGCAATGCGCCGGCACTATGAAACTCGCCGCGCACACGGGTCATAAAGAAATAGGAATCTTCCTCGTGGTCTTCGGCCCACTCCTTGATTTGTTGCTTGTCTGAAATGCCGACAGTGCGAGCATCGATGTGCCATCGCTTCCAGCGATGTGCGAACTTGCCGAAGCACTCACGGAACGGACCGGTTGGGTGCAGCGGATTGCCGAACACCGCCCAGATGATTTCAGTATCGACGTCGGTCATCACCGGTTCAATGGTCCGCCAGATGATTCAGGGAATGACCGAAGCTTCATCCATAATGACGACGATGCGCTTGCCTTGGGTGTGCAGCCCGGCGAAGGCTTCGGGGCGATGTTCGTTCCACGGCAAGAGATCGATGCGCCAAACTTGTTGGGACTCGCTATCGGCATGAAGCAACGCGGTTGCCGTCAGTTCAAAGAACTCACGCGTTTTCCAGAGGTCATACCACTTCCGCAGCTCCGCCCGATTACGAGTCGCGAGTTGTGCTTCATTGCTCGCGGTTAGGATTCCGCGTGTATCTTCACGCGTGCTGATCGCCCACAGCAGAATCCAAGAAACGAGTGCGGTTTTGCCAACGCCGTGGCCCGATGCGACCGCGAGCCGCACTGCTTTGCCAAGCGGTAGTCCGTCCTTGATCGCTTGCAATATCTCACACTGCCACGGCTCGGGCGCTTTGCCTTTGAGTTCAGGGTTCTGCCAATCAAACGTGTTGAGGACAAACTGCAGCGGATCGCCGGCATAGGTTGCCAGCTCGTCCGCCAGTTCTATAAATTCAGCGTCCGTCATGCTCTGACACTACCCGAAAATTACTCCTGCGGAGAATCTTCTCTAGATGTCTGATCAGTTCTCCGGCTTCCTGGTTGATCTCTTTCGCGACCGACACAAACCACTTGAAGTTCTCAGGGGACAGTTCTCCGCGTTTGAAGCGCTGTCCGGCCTCCTCGAAGATGTCGTTCTCCTCATCCGGCCAATCTGCCGACGAAAGCCATTCTAGGAATTGTTTTAGATCGAACGGGAGTTCAAACGGCGGCACGGCGACGTGCCATTCATCGGGGTCCGGCTGTAGCAGCCGATAAGGCTTGCCCACACAGGCCGGCAACACCGTGCAGCGGAAGTTAGGGTCGCCGGGTGCCCATGTCAGACGCAGGATGACCGGCGTGCCGCGCTGCCGCCATTCGCGGAGCACTTCGCGCAATTCGTCTTCCTGGTCTTCGGTCAGGCAAATAAACCACTGTGGTGGTGAATCGTCGCAAAGCGGCGGGTAGTAACAGAATCCGCCGTCAGCCTCGCCGAGTATCAGCACGTGGTTTTGAGAAGACGTTCTGTGCACCGGCATAGCGAAGGTCCTAGCACCGCGATTTGCGGTAGAGCTCGGGTCGAAGTTTTTCGCGAGGAGTGCCGGTTACTGCTTCAACCTGAAGGATGCGGTGAGCCGGTACGCGCCGCCAAACTAAGATCGACTGCGCGCTCATCCCGAGTTCTTTGGCCAGAGCATTGAAACTACCAGCTGCGGCAACGGCCAGCCGCAGACCTTCATCTTGGATTTTTTCTGGCGGAGTTGCGCTCGGCATGGTTTGTCTCCTTTCCGAATGAAGCGGTGCCGCCTTGCGACGACACTGGGCATTAAGCCAGATCTAGTCTTCGGCCTGATCGCCGAGCCAATTCAAACAGACTGCTGCTTCATCTCCTGAGCTGCTTTATCAAGAGCGATGAGACAATCCCACGCCGCCAAGTTGTCCTCATCGAGAGCAATTTTGTTTACGGCCTCGATCAGCGGTCCGGCGTTTTTGATTTGCTTGATGAGTGCAGTCATTTCATCGATGGGGTTCATTTTTGGTTACTCCTCGCTTTGTTTGATGTGAAAAACGCGCCGCCTTTCGACGACGCGCCGCGCGTTAGTGATTCCGCTCCTGGGCGTCTTTCTCACACAGCGCCTGAGCGCTCTTTAAATCCGGTGCGTCACCGATCCACTCGGTCCTGTCCGTGGTGCGGTGGATTTCTTTCCGCCGCAACGGCCAGAGCGAAAAAAGTGAGGGGTGACAAAGCTCTACAACTTTCCGCCCTTTGCGCCCTTCTCGCCGTCTGGGTAAGACAAAAGCTTCGGGTTGACCGACCAGCGCCGCCGTGATCGTCCACCGGTCAGGGTAGTCACCGGGCGCATCCATCCGGCACGGACGAGGGAGGCGAGCAGCTCTTCGGTGGCGTCAGCATCAAGGCTGCGCGTCAGCGCAGTCCGGCGAATGTCTTCGCGTGAGACTTCAATCCGGTTGTTAGCCTGCACCCAGCGCAGCACCTTGCGGGCATTGGCGTGACGTTCGCTTAAGCCAATCAGGCGCAGTGATGACCGGGCGTGCGGCCAGAAATAGTCACGCACCAAACGCACAGCGGCATCAAGAAACTGTTTCTCAATCTTGTGAGGTTCAGCCACCACGATAGGCTGACCAGGAGTGCGCCGTGCCCAGGCGAGATAGGCAAGGGTACCGGCGAGGCGCAGCGCATGCGCCGGTGCCTTGGCCCACCACTCGGCTTCGCGGCCGTCGAGCGCTGCGCTTCCGGCATCGACCTCCTTGCGGAATTCCTCGAAGCTCGCCCGCGCTTCTGCCGACAGCGGCACCACTGTGACGATGAGATCGCCAGCATCATCGGCGGTCAGGTCAATCAGCCGGACCAGGGCGATCTTGAATTCGGTTTCGACTTCCGCGACAGCATCGGTCAGCGGTTGACAGGGCGCCTTCGCCGGCCAGCCGAACAAACAACGCGCATAAAGGCCGTCGGCGTCTCCCTTGAACGACCGCGCCAGTTTATCGGGCTGGAAACCGCCGGTGATGCCGATCAACAAATGCGGAATCGACAATGGCGGCGTCGACCGGATAGGGTTTGCCATTCCAGCTCTCGATCCAGAATTCCTTGTCGCTGCCGCCGCTGGCATATCGGGTCATGTTGAGGAATAGCGAGGCGAGTTCGTCACCGATCAGCAACAGCCCCGACGGCCGCGCCAACAACAGCATGGCGAGTTTTTGAATCGTGGCGTCGCCGACATAAAGCCGGGGTGAAATGAAATCGTCCGGCACATCGGCATCGCTCGGCATCGGCGGCGTCGCTTGGCCTTTTTTGTTGGCGGCCTCGACCGCTTCCTTCCAGGCCTTGAACTTTGCCTTGGCACGCGCGGCATTGGTTTCGTGTTGGCGCCGCAACTCGGCATTCTTGGTTTGGCGCTCGTGCTCGATCTCAGCCAGTGCCCGCTTGACGACATCGAGACCGGGAGTCTTGCCGGCGCCCGACGCACCGACAATCGCCGTCCAGCACGTGAACGGCTCGCTCCACGATTTTGATGCCTGAACGCGCCGTGCGGTGCCGATCAAGGATGACGAGGCAGCAAATAGCGGCACCATCACATAATCGACCGCGCAACCGGCGCCATGGGCCGCAGTTGTCGACCATTGCTGCCACGATGGCGACAATACATCGAGCGGAAATGCTGGCAACTCGCCGCGGCGATCATCGAGAATGGAAATATCCGGGTCGTCCCAGCTGTGCGGCGATGACGGCACCGAAGCTGCGGCCGTAGCGCCAGAATTATTCTCGCGCTGCCATTTCTCATAACAGCGTGCGATCTCACGAGACAGACGCTTGCCGTATTTCGCAGCGATGCCGTCCGGATACCGGTTCAGCTCTTGCTCGATCTCTTGTTGTGAGAGCCCTTGACCGGCGAGACTCCAAACACAACGTGCGAAAGCTTCACTGCGCTGCCCTTCCGGGGCGCCGTGCTTGATGAGATCGTCAATATCATCGCCATCATCGCCACGATTGCCGGACTCGCCTTGCTGTCCGTCAGTCTTGCGGGTGCTGACATCATCATATTGAGCGACGAGATCATCGATCAGCCGATCGATGTTTGGCAACTCGGTACAATCGCTGAGCTCAAGACCGGAAACGGTGATGTAGCGGGTGGCGCGGCGGAAGATTTCGATACGGCCGCCGCCATCAAGATTAAAAGCCCGGTGGACTTCCGGCCCGGTAGCAATGCCAATGATGCGCAGCCCGGTGCCTGAGACAGTAACTTCGCAATAAGCATTTCGGGCCATATCAAGAATTTTTCGCGCCCACGGCGCGAGCGCCGCGGTTTCTGAGTCGCGGCATTTATCAAGGTCGATAGCGGCGATGTCGGTGCCGGTTAATACAAATCCAACACCGTCTGCTTTACCAGCACGCACGGCGTTCACAGCGGTAGAGTGTGCGCCCCAGGTGTTAGGATCATTGCTGGTGGCGTGACGAGTTGGATCGACAGTGCAGAATGGCGGCTTGGTATAGCCGCGCTCATTGGGCTGCCAGCGCCAAGTGACCCAGTTGGCCATCGGGCACAACGGCGCTAACGCTATCGGCAGATCGGCAAGATCACCGTTGTAAGTTTTTGGCTGTGGCGGGCGAACGGATGGCATGGCGCAAATTCCACAAAGGCCGGGAAGGTCGCTTGCATCATCTGCAAGCGACCGGGACCGGAATTGTCAGAAGGTATCTTCGAGCCCGTCGTCCGGGTCGTCGTCGGACGACGGCTTATCGTTGCCGATAGTCTTGCGCGCCGGCACCGCCCTGACCCGAATGGCGTCGACGATGTCGCCTTTAAAGGGGACCTGTGCCGGCACCAACATGATGTCACAGCCGTCCCAGTCGCTGGTCTCATCGCCGAGAATGCGCGCAATCGAGCGTGCGTTGGTTTTGTTGAGGATCAGCTCTTTGCCGTCGGCGAACGACAGAATCACTTTCGATTCGCCAAAAACGTCTTCACGCGTAACGCCAGAGATGGTGACCCGCATGGGCTTGCCATCGGGATCAGCGTAGCGGAAGAAGCGGGAAGGATAGAGTTCATCGATACGCATTTGCTTTTCCTTTCGGTTCGGTTGGTGTTGGTGGCGTGGCATTCGCGCCGCCGCCGTCAGATCGCTTGCGACAGTGCGGCCCAAATTGCTTCGCTCCGATCAGATGGATGAACTCGACGCGGTCGTCCTCCGACCAGGTCTTGAACGCCTTCGCCAACGCGACAGGAGTAAAGCGTGAGTTGTGGGTTCCGAGGCGCTTGTCGATCATCGCCCTTGGTACCCGGCACAACCGCGCCGATCTGCGAGACCGTGGCGTTCACTATCGCCACCGCCTCGCCCTCGCAGAGGATGCGCAACGCGACCTCCAAGCGGGTTTGCAGTGACTTGCCGTTCGATTTGGCGAGAAAGTTTCCGGTCACCCTGTAAAGGGGCGGCGGGACTTCTGGCGCTTCGAGAATTTTAGTGTTATCGAGCATAGTGATGCTCTCCTGTGGCCTGACTCGGGAGGCTGTGACCGGAACCGCCAGGAACCGATCAATCTGAAATCGGCGGGTCAGATCCCGATTTCGAAACAGAGAAAGCCCAACGCTTTCGCGGCGGGCTTTTTTGTTTGGGCGCGATCTTCGATCTGAAGCATTCGGCGGATTGCTGCGGAGGGTCATGTCAGCGCCTCCGCGTTCGCGGCTAACAGATCGAGGGCGCAGCCGATCGGCGTGCTGGGACGATTTTGCGAATCTCTCAGCAGCGATTTGCGCAGAACATCGAGCGGCACGCCGTATTGAAGTGCGAGGCTGGCGAGAATTGCGGCGTCCTTAGCGCAGGCGTCGGCGTGGGAATCGGCGCGATGATTGCCGAGAAAGATTTCGCCGAGCCGACCGTCGTCGAACCACCAAGCGGTCGCGGTGTAGTGCAAGTCGGCACACACAAAGCCGAAGGTTAACGACGCGCGACGATTGGCGAGGCGCTCACGCACGGGGGCGGCTCCTCAACCTCGGAGCGACCAGGCAAGTCACGCCGTCAGGGCTGATGACTGCGGTCCAATCACGGCCCGCAATCAGTTCGCTCTCAATGACTCGGTGCGGGCCACAAATGCGGGTGTTCGACCCCATTTTTGCCGCGTGCAGGCCGTTGATGCCGTTCGACTTTTTTGGGGGCTCCGTCCCGTTCCCGGTGTAATGAACCAAGCCGCCCGAAAAACCGTCTGTACGGGCGTTTTCCGCGTACGCGTTCCGCTTACGACAGCGTGCCGAGCAGAACTTCTGCTGCGGGAAGCGCGTGGCACCACGCGGTCACACACCGGACATTTGACTGGTGTGTCCCGTCGCGCCGCTTGCGGATTGACTGGTGATGCTTTAATGGACCTCAACGCGACGCATCTTCCTTCGTTGTGGCCGCGATTGGCGTCGCGGTGATGGTTTCACGAACAGACAAAGAGCCGGGTCCTTGCGGCCCGGCTTTCTTTCTTACGCGTATTCTCCTGGAGCAGATCGCGCAGCTTCACGCCCTCACGCCGCGGGCTGACTTTGCGAATCAGATGCTGATAGTGACGCTTGAAGGTATCGGTCGAGATGCCCCTGATCTTAGCCGCTTCAGGGACGCTCACATGCTTTTCAAGATCGAGCGCCGACAGCTGCGGCAGTTTGCGGCCG